CAACGGTCATAGACAGTTTATTAATTGAGCTTGGATTAGATACATCCAAGTTTGATGCTTCTCAAAAGAAGTCCGTAGAGGAACTTCGCAAGTTTGACGAGCAAGCCCAAAAGACGGCTAAAAATACCCAGCAAGGCTCCAAAAACATCGGTGACGGCTTTGAAAAAGCCCGGAATGCCCTAGTCTCGCTTGGAGTCGCTTTTGTCGGCATAAAAGGTTTTACGAATTTTGCTCAGCAAATGACAACGACCAATGCAGCACTTGGTCGAAATGCTCAACTATTCCAAATGTCTGCCCGAGAGCTCGATGCTTGGGGCGGTGTTTTAAAAACAGTAGGCGGTGACGCTGAAACTTTCCAGTCATCCATTCAAGCGATGCAGCAAGGTATTGCTGGCATTAAGCTGGGTGACGCTGCCATTCTTACCCCATTGGCACGATTGGGGGCATTGGCTGCAGTAGACATCAACAAAGGCACTGTCGACATTTACAAGTTGGCAGACGCTTTAAAACGCTTTAAACAAGAAAACGGTGAGCAGCTTACGCTTACCCTTGCTCAGCAGCTTGGAATCAACAAAGAGACCTATATGGTCCTTTCCCAAGGGTCTGAGGCAGTTCGCAAGCTTTATGACGAGCAATACAAGCTTTCAGGCGTAACCGAACAAAATACCAAAAATGCTCAAAAGCTTCAGCAGCAATGGGCTGAAACCAGTCAAGCATTCTCCAAGGCAAAAAATGCCTTAATGGACGAGCTTTATCCTGCATTAAGCGCAACCCTTCAAGGCGGGACGGCTTTCTTTGAAGGCTTTGTCAATGCAGATAAAAAGCTGGACGGCTTTCTTTCCCAGTTGACTTTAATCGGTGGAGCAGCTTTAACTCTGCAGGGCGCACTGTCTTCTTTGAAGATTGTTGGCGTATCCGTTGGAGAAGGGCTCACAGCAGCGTTTTCTAAGCTATTTGGGGCTGCTGCATTGCTATTCCATAGCGAAGGCTTAAACAAGGGCGAAGACGAGGAAATTGCTCGTATTCATGCAGCTCAAGATCAGGCTTCAGGAAAAGGTGGTGGGGCTGCGGGACTTCCTCGTAATCTGCGAAACAATAACCCCGGCAATATTGAGTACGGTGACTTTGCTCGTAAGCATGGCGCAACTGGTAGCGATGGACGTTTTGCTATTTTCCCCGACATGAAGACCGGGCAAGATGCAATGGCTTCATTGCTCATGAGCTATGCAAAAGGTGGCAACAATACCATTTCCAAGATTGTCGGAAAGTGGTCTCCTGCTGGGGATAATGGTGCTGCCAATACGAATGCGTATATTGCTGACGTTGCTAAAAAGACTGGCATTGATCCGAATAAACCGTTGAGCATGGGCGAGTTGGCTGCAGTGCAGCAAGCAATGTCTGCTCATGAAGGCATGGTCGGAGCTAAAGCAACGGCTCCAGTTGGTGCTGGCGGTGGAGCAGGAACTAACGTGCAGACCAACATCAACACAATCAACGTAAATACTCAAGCTACCGATGCGAATGGCGTTGCCAATGGATTGCGTGGAGCATTGCAAAATAATTCATTAATTAATTTAGGCGTACAAGGAAATAGATAATGCCAAATATTCCTTATCCTAACGTCCCAGCATTACCCGGAGTACCTGCCCTAGCGAGAAGCAATAATTCTCAATTTGTTGCAGCAGCTTTAACGATTGTGGGGGAAATACTTCCTCTTAATTTATTTGGCACGACTTGGGGAATTGTTGACGAAAACGGATCTGCTTTACTTAGCCCGGACTCTTTTATCGATTTTGAATATCGAGAGGAAAGAAAAATACCGACTTATCCTCTTGAAGAAGGCAGTTTTTCAAGCTATAACAAGGTCGCACTGCCTTTTGACTGCCGGGTGACAGTATCGTGTAGCGGTAACGGGAAAATGAGCAAGGAAGCGTTTCTAGCAGCGATTGAAAAGCTTTTGAGTTCTTTGACTCTTTGCAGTGTCGTTACTCCAAATACAACTTATAAAAGCTGCAACTTGATTCATGTTGACTATCGTAGAGAAGCTCGTCAGGGTGCAACTTTATTGATTGCTCAATTATGGTTTCAAGAGATCAGAATTGCTCAACAACCAACCGTTCCTACGGCTGATCCTTCAGGAGCAAGTAGCACAAGTCTTGGTCAGCTCTCTCCAACTAAAGTGCCAACCGGAAATTTTGGGTCTATTAATCCTAACGCACGAGGAGCGACTGGTTTAAATCCAGCAATACTATGACCATTCAATTTATTCCTATTACTGCAGTTGCTGCTCAAAAGTTCACCATTCAATTAAACGGACAAAGCTGCGCTATTAGTTTGGCTCAAAAAAATAACGGGCTTTATTTCAGCATGACGGTTAACAATAATCCTTGCGTAAATTCAGTTCTTTGCCTTAATTTAGTAGGCTTAATTCGTGAAAAGTATTATGGTTTTTCAGGTCAGCTTGCATTTTTTGACACTCAGGGAACTAATGATCCGTATTACACTGGATTGGGTTCTCGTTATCAATTAATTTATCAATCATGACATTCGCAGTCCGTCAGATCAATTTGACATTTTCAAGCGCAGATGCTGAGCCTTTGGTTCTTGAAGGTTTGCGTTGCTCTGCGGTGATTACAAATCCGGGTGGAAATAACGCTTTTGGGCAGCTTCAACTGCAAGTCTATGGAATGACCTTAGATCAGATGAATCAGTATTCAAGCACTGGATCAAACATGGTAGCCGTTCAAAATCAAGCTGTCACTGTAGAAGCGGGAGATCAAGGCGGGACCTTAAATCAGGTATTTTCAGGCACTTTAATTTCTAGCTTTATTGATCTGTCAAATCTTCCCGAGGTGAGTTTTGTATGCGCTGCAGTGGCTGGCTATTACAACAAAGCAGCTCCGTCAGCTCCAAATACATATAAAGGAGCTCAAAATGCAGAAGACATTATTTCCTCTTTGACAAATCTTTTGGGTTCCGATTGGGCTTTTAATAACCCAAACAGTGCTCATGCCGTAGTTCAAAATCAATATCTTTCAGGATCATTGATAGATCAGATTCAAACCGTAGCTCGTGCTGCGTCTTTTCCGTTGATTATTGAAAACAATGCCGTAACGATTTTCCCTAATGGTGGCACTAGAGACGACATCGTAGTAGATTTGAGCCCTGAAACTGGACTCATTGGATACCCGTATTACTGGGAAGCTGGTTTTACTGTTAGATCCGAATTTAACCCAATTATTGCCATTGGCAGGACAATAAACCTTACTTCGGGATTGCCAAAAGCAAACGGACAATTTCCGGTTCAATTTGCCACTCATGAATTAAGCACTTTGACTCCTGACGGTCCTTGGTTTACAACCTCTAAATTAAGCCCTGCGATCAATGTCCCAGTCAACTAACCAACCTATTCAGACTAACCACGTCCCCGCAGATAATGCCTCAGACGTGGGGCGCATGGATTTTATTGTCCGATCAGCTTTATCAGGTCTTAGAACTGCCATTCCCGTAAAAGTGGTGGCAGTTACAAATAATGGCGGTCTATCCCCTATTGGGACTGTAGACGTTCAACCATTGGTTAGCTCCGTAGATGGAAATGGTCAAGCATGGGAGCATGGCATCATTCATAACGTGCCTTATATGCGTATTCAAGGTGGGGCAAACGGAATCATTCTTGATCCAGTTGTCGGAGATATTGGAATCGGAACGGTTTGCGATAGAGATATTTCAACCGTAAAAAGCACTGGCGCAGTTGCAGCACCCGGATCAAATCGCAAAAATGATATGTCCGACATGGTTTATTTGATGACAATTATTGGGTCTGCCCCCACTCAATATGTTCAATTTAATAGCTCGGGAATTATCATTCACTCTCCAGTTAAGGTAAATATTACAGCTCCTGAAATTGATGCTACAGCAACAACTTTGGTGCATTTAACTGCTCCTACTGTAACGGTAGACGCTTCGTCCGTATTTAGAGTAAATTCAGCAGCAATACAGCTAAATGGACCAATTACTCAGATTTCAGGATCAGGTGATGCAGCGTTTGCTGGTAACATTACAACACCGGGAGACGTAACGGCAAGCGGTACTAGCTTGCATACTCATAAACATGGTGGCGTACAAACAGGTGGCGGTCAAACAGGAACTCCAGTATGACGATAATTCACAATACTTTGCTGCTCGATCAGACTGCTTGGGATCTTGTTTTAGATCTCAACGGAAACATAGCTTTAGCTGGAGCACCTTATTCAATCGCACAAGACGTAGCTTCGGTTACTAGAACATTTTTAGGTGAATGCTGGTATGACACTACTCAGGGTATTCCCTATTGGCAGCAAATTCTTGGAGAGTTTCCTCCTTTACAGTATGTTGCTGAGAAACTTCAGGATTCAGCATTAACCGTTCCTGACGTAGCAGCAGCGCAAGCAACTTTTACGTCCTTCCAAAATCGTTCTTTGGCTGGACAAATTCAAATTATAGATACGGATGGAGTCACTAATAATGTGGCTTTCGGAGGATAAATGAGCACTAACGTACCGTCAATTACATGGACTAATGGCGCACCTGTCTTGCCAGCAGAAGCTGATATTCTTGCTGGAGTTCAAGCGGACATTAACGCAGCTTTTGGTGGCGGGGTAAATCCCGGTCTTACAACTCCACAAGGTCAATTAGCGCAAACTGAAACAGCAATTATTGGCGATAAAAATAATCAAATTGCTTATATTGCCAATCAAGTAAATCCAGCTTTTGCTTCAGGTATTTGGCAAGATGCTATTGGTTACATTTATTTTATGACTCGCATTCAAGCTGCGGGAACCGTTGTAAACGCAACTTGCGTAGGTGCGGTAGGTACTGTTATCCCCGCAGGATCTATTGCTCAAGACTCTAGCGGTTATTTATACGCTTCAACTGCTGCTGCAACTATTCCTTCAAGTGGAAGCGTAACGGTTCAATTTCAAAATCAAACTACTGGGGCGATTGCTTGTCCTATTGGATCTTTAAATAAGATATATACAGCCGTTGCTGGGTGGAATACTGTATCCAATCCGACTGCTGGCGCACTAGGAAATGCTGTTGAATCTCGTGCAGCTTTTGAATTGCGTAGACAAGCCAGCGTTGCCGTAAATGCAGTTAATTCGATCCAATCTATTCAAGCTGCAGTTTTGGCGGTTCCTAACGTTTTGCAAGCCGTTGTTGTTGATAATTCAACAAATTCAACCGTAAACTATGGATCAACCAGTTATCCATTAGCAGCGCACTCTATTTGCGTTAGCGTGGCTGGTGGTTCGTCCTCTGCTATTGCAACAGCTATTTGGAATAAAAAGCCTCCCGGATGTGGATATAACGGAAATACAACAGTTACGGTATATGACACAAGCTATGCCACCCCAATTCCTTATACAGTCACTTATTTGACTCCAACATCAACTCCTGCATATTTCACAGTAAATATTCAAAATAATCCATTGTTGCCTTCAAACATTATTCAGCTTGTGCAAAATGCTGTTTTGGCATCATTTAATGGGCAAGATGGGGGTACTGCAGTTACCATTAACTCAACAACATATTCAGGTCGCTATTATGCAAACATCAATGCTATTAGCTCTGCAGTTAATGTAATTGAAGTTTATTTGGGACTGTCTGCCAGTCCAAGCACGTTATCGATTGCTTTTGGAATCGATCAGTTGCCAACACTTTCAGCCTCTAATATTGCGGTGGTATTGGTTTAATCATGCAAAATTGGGATCAAACTCTTTTAAGTCAATATTGTGATTCTCCAACGATTG